GTATATATCCCAAAGGCCGATAGCTTATATGTCCCTTGGGGCAACTCGAAGTCAGTTTCTGATGTTGTAAAAGCAGGTATATTCTTTCCAGTGTATATAAGCGGTATGTCAGGCAACGGCAAAACGATGATGGTTGAGCAAGCTTGTGCAAAACATAAACGACAATATATACGTGTACAGATTACACCAGAAACTGACGAAGACGATCTTATCGGAGGTTTCCGTTTAATCAATGGAGATACCGTATTCGCAGAAGGTCCTGTTATCAAAGCAATGCGTAAAGGTGCAGTTCTTCTTATTGATGAAATTGACCGTGGAACTAATAAGATCATGTGTTTACAAGGTATCATGGAAGGTAAACCTATTCTTATTAAGAAAACTGGTGAAACTGTAGTACCTGCCGAAGGATTTCAAATAATTGCTTCAGCAAACTCAAAAGGTCGCGGTTCTGAAGATGGCCGATATGCTTCTTCAATCATCGATGATGCTTTTCTTGAGCGGTTTGTTGTTACAATGGAACAGCCTTATCCTTCTGAAGCAACTGAACGTAAGATACTTAAACTTCATGGAGATTTATATGGAGTTGACGATACCGAATTTTTTGAGAAACTTGTTATGTGGGCTCAAGCAATTCGTAAGACATTCTTTGAGACAGACGGCGCAGGTATTGGTGATCTTATTACTACTCGCCGCTTGACACATATCGTTAAAGCAGTAACAGTTTTTAAAGACCGAAAGAAAGCTGTTGAACTTTGTGTAAACCGTTTTGATGCCGATATTCGTGATGCATTCATTGACCTTTATGGTAAAATCGATGCTGGCGAAGATTTGCAAAACGAAGACAGTGGCGAAGATACTCATTTATCTTTTTAGAAAAAACTATTGACACGCGAGTTATTATTTGATATAATAGCTCTATTAATTAAACAAAAGGAAAAACTATGAAATTATCTAATGAAACTATGTCTTTGCTTAAAAACTTTGCACTGATTAACTCTAACATTGTGATTGGTGCAGGTTCTAAACTTAAGACTATTAACGAAGCAAAAAACGTGATGGGATATGCTGACATTGCCGAAACCTTTCCTGTAGAGTTTGGCATTTATGATTTAGGTGAATTCCTAAATGTTTACAATATGTTTGATGATCCTGAATTAGAGTTTGATGAAAAACTTCAGTCAGTTGTTATCAGTCAAGGTAAACGTCTTGTTCGCTATCGTTTCTCAAATACTGAAATTCTTACATCTGTTACTAAAGAAGTTAAAATGCCTAAAGCTGACTTGGCGTTCCACTTATCTTCTGATGATCTTGCTGCTATTCGCAAAGCAACATCGGTATTAGGTGTCTCTGATGTTGTTATTACAAATAACGGTGAAGATTCGTTACTTGTTACTACAACTGATGTTAAGGATTCTAGTTCAAACCGCTTCGCTATTGAAATTCCATGTGAAGGTTTATCTGATACTGAATTTAATCTTATATTCAATGTATCAAACTTCAAAATGGTTCAAGGCGATTACGATATTGAAGTTTCATCTAAACTAATTTCAAAATTCACTAACACTGCAGCTAATGTTAATTACTTTATCGCTCTTGAGAAGAGCTCAACTTATGGAGAATAATATGTCAAACGAAATCGAAGATGTGGAATTACAGGATCTTGATGTTATAGTAGATCTTGAAGAAACTGAAGAAACTAAGTCATTCATTGATGTTAACGATTTAGTTGACTGTGTAAAGGTTATCGACTTATGTTCTAAACGTGGTGCCTTTGAAGGAACTGAGTTACAATTGGTTGGTACGCTACGACAGAAATTAGTTGACTTCGTCAATGCAGTTTCACCACCAGAAACTGATGATGATGCTGATTCTACTGAAGCTAACGAACCGTCGGAATAACTTGATACAAACGGAATAGCCTTCGGGCTATTTTGTGAATAACTTGATATAAACTGGGTAGTCTTAGGCTATTCGGTGAATATCTTAATACAAAGGTTGAACTTTTGTGAATAAAGAAACTAATAATTTACGTGAATATATTAAATTTAAGGAAATGATTGAAATGATGTTATCCAACCCTAAAGATAAAGAAAGATTGAAAGCTGGTGTAAAAGAATTGTCTGACTCTATGACTCGTGTTGAGGCCGAGCGTGATCTTCAAAAAGATATCGTTGAGGCAGTATTTGACGAGATCGGTGTTGACAAAAAGATCATTAAGAAGTTTGCTTCGATGTATCATAAACAAAACTTTACCCAAGTTCAAAGCGAGTTTGAAGAAGTTACTGGTTTATACGAAGACATCTTTGGTTAATTTCTGCAGCGGCTTCGGCCGCTACTATTTACATTGTATGATTAATGTGATATAATAGTTTTTTATAGTTTATGGAGTAAATGTGAATGAGTGTAGAATTCCTTTGGTGTGAGAAATATCGCCCAAAAACAATTGAAGACTGTATATTACCAGAGTCTTTAAAGAAAACCTTTACTGAAATCGCCGAAGGTGGTGAATTACCTAATATGATGTTCAGTGGTACTGCAGGCGTTGGTAAGACAACTGTCGCTCGCGCATTATGTACTCAGTTGGATCTTGATCACATTGTGATTAACGGATCAGAAGAAGGCAACATCGATACTTTACGAGGCAAGATAAAACAGTTTGCTTCAACAGTGTCATTAAGTGGCGGTTATAAAGTTGTTATTCTCGACGAAGCCGACTATATGAACCCACAGTCAACCCAACCTGCACTTCGTGGTTTCATTGAAGAATTCTCGAAGAACTGCAGATTTATTCTTACATGTAACTTCAAGAACCGTATTATTGAACCACTGCATTCTCGATGTTCAGTTTACGAATTTCAAATACAACCTAAGGAACGTCCTAAGATTGCGATGGCTTTCTTTAAACGGTTGCAAACAGTTCTTAAAGCAGAAAACGTTGAGTTTGAACCTGCTTCATTAGTAAAGCTGATTGAAAAGCATTTCCCAGATTGGCGTAGAGTTTTAAACGAATGTCAAAGATATAGCATCTCTGGTAAAATTGATGCTGGTGTTCTAACTAATGTTAGTAACGAAAACATCAAAGCTTTGATGGGTTATCTTAAGGATAAAGACTTCAAGACAATGCGTAAGTGGGTTGTTGATAACATTGATGTTGAAGCACAAACTATCTTCAGAATGGTTTATGATAACATGGAAGATAACGTTAAGGCCAGTTCTATACCTCAGCTTGTTTTAATCATCGCCGATTACCAACATAAAAACGCGTTTGTTTGCGACTCAGAAATAAATCTTGTAGCAATGTTTACCGAAATAATGTCTGCAGTTGAGTTTAAATAACTATTGACATGCCGTGTGAACTGTTATATAATAGTTCTATAAATTTGATTGAGAGAAACTAAATGCCTAAAAATGTAATTTATGATTATGAAACACTGGGAACCGACACGCGTAATGCGCCGATCCTTTCGCTTGCTATCATGAACTACGATCCTGATAGATTTATGTCTGAAAACCCATATACCTTTAAAGAACTTTGTAGTCGGGCTGCTGAATATAAATTCGATATCATGGAGCAAGTCAAATCGTTTGGTAAAGTTATCAATAAAGAAACTCTTGATTGGTGGAAGAAACAGCCTAAAGAATTGCGTGATGCTCAGCTAACACCAACACCCGACGATTTGTCTATCACTGAGCTGAATGCCTGCTTCAAGAATCATTGCCACCAAGCTGATGCAATATTTACCCGCGGCAATACTTTTGATCCTATGATCACTACATTTACTTTGGCTGACCAAGGTTTAGGCGAACCATATAATTGGGCAAAGGTTCGTGATACTCGTAGTTTCATTGAAGGACTATCTTATACCTCAGGTTTGAATAACAAGTTTATTCCTGAAGGTCTTGAAGATGTTTTTGTTGCTCACGATCCTATACACGACATCGCAATTGATGTAATGCGTATGCAAAGTGTTATAAGAGAAGTATTCTTATAAATAATATCTTTAGCCAAGGTATTAACTATGTTGTTAAACTATATTACATTCATAACAGCAATAGTAATTGCACTTGTTGCAGCTTACTTCTCAATAGCAGGTTTGTCCGCTATCTTTGCAGGAGCTGCAATATCAGTTATAATAATGGCCAGTGTTTTAGAGCTTGGCAAATTAGTTGCAGCAACATGGTTGCATCTTGAGTGGAAATGTGTTACAATAGGTATTAAGATATACTTATTAGTTGCGGTGGTAGTTCTTATGTTAATTACAAGTATCGGTATCTTCGGTTATTTGTCAAAAGCATATCTTGAACAAACCTCCGGTAATGCTGGTGTTGCGATTGAAGTGTCTCGTCTTGAGAAAACAATCGGATCAGAACAAAAGCGTTTAGATTCGGTTGATTCTCAGTTAGGCGCACTTGATGCAGCATTGGATAAGTATATCGAACTTGGGTATGTTACAAAAGGACTTCAAGCTCGTACAGCACAAAGCGAGCAACGTGTGCAGTTGGATTCGTTGAGAACAATGTCAATGGACAAACTGTTTAAACTAAATAATGAATTGTATGAATATACATTAGAAGATGCAAAGTTTGAAGCTGAACTTGGTCCCATTAAATATATCGCAGAAATGCTTTATGGTAATGATGCTGAAGACAAGTATGGCAGCGCAGTTCGTCTAATGATATTTATGCTTATATTTGTGTTTGATCCGCTTGCTGTTATTCTTTTGATTATCTCGGCTGGAAGACTGAGCAAGTCTAAAGAAGCGCCAAGCATCGTTTCGTCGGATCAGATCTTAAACTTGGAGTAATGATGAATCCTTTTGATTATGTAAATTCCATTACGTTAAGCAAACGTAATATTATGGTAACACCAGAGGATGAGAAAGGTTATGCAGCCTTTCTTATCAACCGTGGCCTTTCGCAGTTCCAAGATACTATCTTTTATGCAAATGAAATGAATCGGTATCACAAATTGGACAATAAACTGCAGTATCAGTTTCTTATTAACATTGTACGGAAACGGAAACGTTTCTCTAAATGGGCCAAGGCTGACACAGCTGATGCTGATATAATTGAAGCAATTAAGATTGTATACAATTATAGTAATGATAAGGCTAGACAAGTTGTCGGACTTTTATCAAAAGATCAAAA